TGGATCCTTGAGTTCACGCCATTCTCTGCTTTCAGCTGTGTCACCTTCCAATAGGTGCCGGTCCCAGCTAAATATTGACGATACTGTATCCTTTAGAGTTCCAGCAAAACTAACGCTGCGGAAGCCATAATCCGACACAAGATACTCGCCAACTGTGCCTTTACCACTGCCGATAAACCCGCATATTCCTAAAATTATATCTGTAGCCATACTTTAATTATAAGTCGTCGACGCATTTAATGCAAGTATTGATAAAAGTACAGGTAATCATATACCGTTAGATAAATAAACATGCATTAAACCCGATTTTCCAAGAGAGGTAATAAAACAATGGCTACATTAGTATCACCGGGCGTCTCAGTTACAATAACCGATGAAAGCTTCTATGCATCATCAGGACAAGGTACTGTTCCGCTTATAGTAATTGCGACTGCTGATAACAAATCACAGTCAGGGAGTGCATTAACTCCCGTTGCACCTGGCACAGATCCAGCAAACGCTAACAAGTTATATTTGATGACTAGTCAGCGAGACGTGCTACAAACATTTGGTTCTCCAACATTCTATAGTGTTGGTGGTAGCCAGCAATACGACAACGAATTGAACGAAGTTGGTTTGCATGCATTGTACGATTACATGGGCATTGCAAATCTTGCTTATGTGTTACGTGCAGGCGTAGACTTAGCAGCATTGGCACCTAGTGCAAATGCGCCAACCGGAGTTCCAACAGACGGTAGTTACTGGTTGAACCTTGCAAAATCAACTCTTGGCATTTTCAAGTCAAACGGTAACGTTAACAGTGCATACGCATGGGAAGCACAGACACCGACTATCATATACAGTGTTGATAACTTAGAGGTTGTAGCACAAGGTAATGCAGCAACAGCTATTTCAGATCCTAATGCTGCATTAGGTGTAACTGGTAACTTGGTTATTAACGGGGTAACAATTACAGTTGGTATTAACGATAGCTTTGTGAATGTTCTTAACAACATCAACAAGAATGCAGCATTGAACTTGCTATCAATTAGTGCTGTACCATTTGTACGCTTAGGCAAGTTTGTTTCAAGCGCATCGTCATATGGCGATATATACAACCTACGCTTAGTGGCATCAAACATCACAACCACTATGGTTCTTACAAGTAGTGATAGTGCTGTATTGACTGCACTTGGTTTTTCATCAACCCCGGTTAACGTAATTTCTCCAGCTTCTAGCTATGGTGCAGACGGTAGTTACACAGTAGATGCTATCAGCGTCGACGGTAACGATACTGCTCAACGTAACAGAATGTGGGAAAAGATAGTAGTTGCAACATCAACAGGTTCTGCATCATGGTGGTTCAGAGTTGGTGGCACAGACACCTCATATCCAGGTTGGGGTTGGCGCGAGGCATTGCCGCGTATCGTAACTGGTACTGTAGCAAATCCTACATTCACAATAAACTCACAATGCAGTATTAGAATCGGATCAAGTTCTGCATATTCGATGACATTGAGTGGTACAAGTGTTAGTACGTTTGTTTCTGATATCAATACAGTTCTTAACGCACACAATCTTAATGCGGTTGCAGCGGTAGTAACAGTTGGTAGAACACAGTATCTCCAAATTATCAACTTCTCTGGTACAGATACTTGGTTCAATGACATTCCTGTTAGCGGTAACAGCGGTCGTCCTTGGACAGACGCTGGCATATCACCAACACAGACATATTATGGCTTTGCACTTGGTATAGTCAACCCAACATTTGTTGCGTCTACTTTGCAGATGGCATCTGCGACTGTTGCTGCGGCAGGCTCGGGTTATGCCTGCGGCGACGTTCTAACACTAGTAGGCGGTACACATATATCTACTGCTACATTTACTGTTAGTGCTATCCAAGCAGTAACAGCAGCTATCACAGGTGCTGGTACAGGATACACTGTAAACGACAGACTAACTATCACCGGTGGCGCATATGCTACACCAGTTATATTAAATGTTGTAAGTGTCACCGGTGGTCAAATCACAGCAGTATCTATCGTACAAGCAGGTCAATACACAGGCGTCACACCATCTAATCCAATCACTGTAACAGGTGGTACCGGTACCGGTGCAACAGTGTCTATTACTGGCTGGGGTGTTGCTACTGTTAGCGTCACTGTAGCAGGTAACTATAGTGTTGCCCCTCCTACAACATGTTCAACAACAGGTGGTTCAGGCACCGGTGCTACATTAGTTCCAGCAGCAGATTATCTAACCGGTGACACATTCACAATTGATGCAGGTGCTGGTCCACAGCTAGTACATATCCCTGCTTCACCTAACAACGATCTTATCCATGTTGTCAACGCAATCAATACTGCATTCCCAAGTGGTCCAATCATTGCTAGCGTAACAACTAATAACTCACTGAAGATTACAAACCAAAACAACACAAGCTTCGTACTAGAAGATGTAAGTGGCACACCACTTAATGACGCTGGTATAAAGGTTGGTTATGTGTTTGGTCGTATGATGACATATCAAGGTTATGCACCTAGCTTAACATATCCATCAGGACTTGATGCGTTAGCAAATACAAACGTATGGATCAATACAACGGCAGAAGACAGAGGCGTAAGCTTAGTTGTTATGCGCAGAATAAATGGTCAATGGGTGAAGATGAACTCTACACCAAACATTGGTTATGTTCCGTTGTACATGGATGATAACTCAGCAAATGCTGGCTTTGGTGCCAACTTGCAAATAGGTAGCATATATGGTCGTTACAACAGTGCTGGACTAAGTCCGGCTGTAGCAGATACACAATTGTATGTCTGGAACGGCAACGTATGGGCAGAGTTGACTTATACAGCAAGTGTTACTGCACCTGCAGGTGAACCTGCAACCGGCGCACTGTGGTACAACACTAACTTCCAGTTTGATATTATGGTAAGTGACGGTCGTGCATGGCATGGTTATCGTAACACATATCCTGGTACAGACAGAAGTGGACCAATACTTTCTGCTTCTAAGCCATTGACACAAAATGACGGTCAGAGTGCGTTAGTTGATAACGACATTTGGATTAATACTTCAGTAACTAATGCATTCACTGCATATAGATTCGAGCAAGCATCATCTGCATGGCGCCGTATTAACATAACAGACCATATCACTCCAGCAGGTATTGTGTTCGGTGATGCACGTCCAAATGCTACAGGTTTAGCAAGTGGCAGCAGTGCAATCGAAGATATGTTGCTAAGTGATTATGTTGATTCAGATGTGTTAGATGCGCATTTGTATCCAGCAGGTATGTTGTTGCTTAACACACGTTACAGCAGTCACAATGTTAAGACTTATGTTGCGGGATATTTCCCAACAAAGCCAGCAGGCAGCCAAGGACGTTGGGTAAGCGCAAGCGGTAACTCAACTTCGGGCGAAATGCACTTTGGGTATCTTGCACAAAGAGCAGTGGTTATAGAAGCAATGCAAAGCGCCATTGTTTCAAATCAAGATGTTCGATCAGAAACAGCATTCTTTAACTTGTTAGCTTGCCCTGGATATCCAGAAACAATTGACGAGATGATTGCTCTTAACGCTGACAAAAAGGAAGCTGCATTTATTATCGGTGACACCCCTGCTAGATTGGCACCTACTGGTACTGCAATTCAAGCATGGGCAACAAATGCTGCTAATGCAACGGACAATGGTGATGCAGGACTTGTTTCATCATCACCATACGTAGGACTATATTACCCATGGGGCTTGGCAACAAACCTAGACGGTAGCGAAGTTCTTGTTCCTCCGAGCACAATGGCATTGCGCACGTATGCTTACAACGATCAGGTTGCATACCCTTGGTTTGCACCTGCAGGATTTAACCGTGGGTTAGTAACAGGCGTAAACAGCGTTGGTTACTTGAGTAACGGGCAGTATATTCCGGTTACACTCAACCAAGGTCAACGTGATGTTATGTACATCAACAAGATCAACCCAATTGCGTTTATTCCAAATCGTGGTTTGGTAATTTACGGTCAGAAGACATTGAGCCCTGTTGCAAGTGCACTAGATAGAGTAAACGTAGCCAGATTGGTTAACTACTTGAACTATAACTTGAACAACTTAGGTACACCGTTCTTGTTCGAACAGAATGACAGAAATACCCGCGACTCTGTTAAGGCTACATTTAATAGCTTTATGGGTAGCTTGGTTATTCTCCGTGCATTGTACGACTACGCTGTAATATGCGATGACAGTAACAATACACCAGATCGTGAAGACAGAAACGAGCTTTGGATCGATATTGCGATTAAGCCAGAAAAGTCAATCGAATTTATCTATATACCAATTCGATTGCTTAACTCAGGTGATCCGTTATCAAACGGTTCTATAGGTAACTAATAACATAAACAGAAATAGCGGGATTTGTCCCGCTATTTTTTTGGCCAAACCCATTTGGTATTACCGCAATCCCAAATGCGGTCCCAACCTTGTATTTGGCGGTTCTCCCATTCTGTCAGATTCTGATCGTCATTTAACGTTTTACGTAACGAATATCTGTGTAATCTTTCAGACCCTGATATATACCAATACCCGGGAGGTGAATCTTTAACTTGCTCGAATCCTATATTGGAATATAAATTGCCTATGCTCCACCTTTTATCTGCATATGAAAATACCCATTCTGGCTTATACGTTTTAACAAATTCAGAAAATAATCTAGATGCAGCGCCCGGTATAGAATAGTTTAATTTATTGCAGAATCTATTCAATTCATATTCACTCGGTTTGTTAGTTCCGCCTTTACTAATGTTTGATTTTGCAAAAGTCATTAATGAAACTAGTTCGTTGTTATGTACCAATCCTATGTATATGTTATTACGTCCAACCCCTTGAATATGGTTGTCATTTAAGAATTTAGTTCCTGCTGCAGAATCTATATATGATATGCTACATTGTCGTGCACCTATCACAGTAGATGATATACCAAACATATGTGATAACCTAGACTTAACTATGTCTTGTTTGTTTAACCACTCGTCTTCAAATACAGTTATTAACTGTATGTTCTTCTCTTTACATAAATTATGTTTAGTTAAATGGTAGTCATGTGTTTTCCCCTGCAATTCGCTATGCCAATATAATCCACAATATTCGATCGCAAGATTTTTGTCGGGACAATATATGTCTAATTCCAATGGACAGATAGCAGTCCTGTTACCTAATAATGTATTACCTGTATTAATGCTAGACACAAATGAGTATAACTCTAACTCGCCCTTACTGTGTGTTGTTGGCGCTCTACATTTAGGACATAAATCTGTTCGTTGTTTTGACTTAGAAAAATATTGTGTTGTAACTGTGAATTCACATTTGCATACATTACATAAACATGTTGCTATGTTATCATGGGTACTTGTTATAGTTATGTTTATAGTATTGAGAAATTCTGTCCAAGACAACATTGCATCTATATGTTTGCGGGCGCCAGTGAGCTTGCTGGTATTTGATATCTTAGATTTGGTCTCAACCGAATGCGTCTTACCACCAAAATAACCAAGATGTAATGTGCCGTTGATTGATTTTGTCTTCACTATCTTTTTGGTACGACTAGCAACTTTATCGGGGTTGTCTTTTGCATACTTAGAAACCCCGGTTGATATTTTATTCCTAGTTGTATCAGACAGCGACTTTCCAAGCTTTGGGTGATAATTGTTTAATTTATATCGTTCTTCGCGGGCAGCAATACCAATATGTATATTCTGTAAATGTTTTTCATCATTGACAATGGTGCCTTTGTTGTGGGCTGTCTTTCCTAAATTTTTAGAACTAATTATATCTCTGGTTTTAGTAGTGTGTGTTTTTCCGAACATGGGATTATTACGTCCGGCTGCTTTGATACTTTTAGCCATTTTATATTCAACTGAACTAAGACTGTTATTACCAAATTTTGTTTTATAGTCAGCCGTCGTTGTATTATGGACGTGTCTCAGATGACTATTAGTAATTTGGGATTCAAATGATTTATTGCATAATTGGCAAATAACTGGCATACAATTACTTTAACACTACCTTATATTTATGTCTATATCAATGCAACTGTTTACAATTTATATAATACACCGCCAATGATCAACGTTAAATATAGCTATGCTGTTCGAACCATATCGATACAACATTATGTTAGGTAACCCCATTCAATGAGCTTTTGTGCAATCAACGACCGCAATGAAAAGAAATTTCAAGTCATCTGGGACTTGGGGAGACGCTGTACATATAGCTGTTCGTATTGTCCTCCACATAGACGTAACTCGTGGAGCGCGATGCCAACGTACGAGTCGTTAGTTAATACAGCCGATAACTTACAGAGATACTCGGACATATACAATAAGCATAGAAAGAATCCGTTTGATTTGTCTATTAGCTTTACTGGTGGCGAACCTACGGTTAGTCCTGCATTCTTTAAATTCTTAGAATACTTAACGACCTCCCATCCAACAATGCGGCGAACACTAACAACAAATGGGTTCTATTCTACACGACGATTACATAACGTTATGGAGAATACTAACTTCACAACAGTGAGTTATCATTGCGAAGGAACACCTGAACAGAAAGCACAAGTTCGAGAAAACTTGTTAACTATGAAAGCTAACAACTACCCTTTCAAAGTCAACGTGATGTTTCATCAGAAGGATGAATATTTTCAAGAATGCATAGACTTATGTAAGTGGCTCGACGACGAAGGAATGAAATATACTCCTCGTATCATTGGCGATCAGGGTGAAGTAAAAGAAGGATTAGAAGACGCAACAGTTCATGTGTATAATGAAACACAGATGGCCTGGTTTAAGCAATATTGGGCGTCACAGTCTACAAGTTCTGTTAAACAATCTATAACAACAGAAACATTACAACGGACGGATGAAAAGAAAGATAAGAACATCATTGGGCAGAGTATGGGACGCCCATGCTGCGGCGGCCGCCAGTTTGAAATTATGAACGATGCCGGTGAATGGACACCTACTAAATTCTCGCCATTGAATAACTTCAAAGGTTGGAGTTGTATGGTTAATTGGTACTTCTTGTATATACATCAAGAGATAGATCAGATCTGGCATCATCAAACATGCCAGGTCAATCTCGACAGCAAAGTTGGACCTATATGTAAAGCTAGCGAGCTAGGTGCATATTGCGACAAGCTAGAAGACACTATAGCAAAAACAAATTCAATGCCAGTTATACGTTGCCCTAAATCATACTGTGGTTGCGGACTTTGCACACCGAAAGCAAAGACAGATGATAGGGCACTAGCTATATGGGATTCACACATAACAGGTCTACAGCCTGCATTAACACCTGTGAACACACAACCTATATTAGATGGCACGTTGAGAAACTTAGTTGATAAATTTGATAGTATGAATGGGACAACGCAATGATAATAACATCGGAAGATGGAACTCAAACAGTAGACTTTACAATACCTGACACATATAAGAAACTATTAGTAAATTGTAGTGGTGGTGCAGACAGTGCATTAGTACTATACCTAACAGTACTGTATATTCAGCAGGCAGGCCGAGAAGCAGATACAGAGATAAATGTCACAACATGCGTTAATGATAAAAAGGGTAGATGGAATGCAGCCCGAGCCTGCGGGGTCATTGATATAGTTAAGTCATTAACTAATACAACAGCTATCAATTTACATTATAGCTATTACCGAGATGTACAAGATGAAAAGTATTTCCGTGAAATTGAAAATGCATTGCATAAAGATAACAGGTCTGATCTTGTTGTAAGTGGATTAACATGCAATCCAAAAAGTGTAGAACCCATTGTTGTTGTCAACAGATTTGGAGTTGCAGTTGATTTAGCAGATGATGCATTACCTGTTCGCAACTATGAATCACTTGAGGACAAGTTTCTGTTTACGTATCCTAACTCAAACGATTTCTATATACCGTTCCGCAGAGTTGACAAGAAATGGGTAGCAGATGCATACAAGCAATACAATATTGTTGACACACTATTCCCGATCACTAGATCATGCGAATCATTGAAACCAGAATATTTTGATAAGCCGTGCGGCAATTGCTGGTGGTGTCTAGAACGCAAATGGGCGTTTGGTACGCTATAATTTAGCCCGTAATAAACATCGTACGCCGACAGGTTGATTATTGTATAATGCAATATGAATAGCGTTAGTTGGGACAAGATTAAAGTCGGCACAGATATTATCATAACGTTCACCATACTTGTCCCACCAATGGCTTGGTTTAAACTTTGCCATATACTCGATACCCATACTTACTAATGCCTGGGGTGTCATGTTAAAGTCATTCATGATACTAATAGCTCCGGCGGCATTGTGCGACAACCGTATACCAATTCTATTCCCACCTAGCCCGGCTTTGCTTAGACTGAATCCAATTGATTTAATAGCAGGATGGCTAGCATCAAATGTAATATTCTTGCAACAAACTAACCAGGCAGCATCTATATGCACAGGTATGTTAAGCGCATAACATCTATCTAAAATTTGTAGCATGTTGGGATGGTTGTCGCCAACAGCAGGGAATGGCATAGAAATGATCAATTCCTTTGATTGGTCTAATGTATCTATAGTTGTGTATATGATTTCGGGATTAAGTCTAGAATGGTACTTGTAATCGTTTTCAAATACCATAACGTTTTTGCCACGTCGTTGATATATGTCGTCTATAAACTGAGTACAACCTTGGATTATATCAATTCTGCTAAAAGTGTCTAATCCTTTTATATCATTTATAGTGCTACTGTCTAACCATGACACAAAGTTTTTCTTAAATATCTGATCTAACGAACTAGTATGTACCGGATTGTGCTTATAAAATGAATCGTAGAATGCTGTCACATCCTCGTCATAAATTGGTTGAGGCCGCTCGTGTTGCAGCCATTCTTTTGAGTATTGTCGTTGGTCGCTATCCCGCATAATGTAGCAATTTTAAACGAAATCCAATACAATGTACATAATGTACAGATATTGGTTAACATAATGTGGTGTCCTTTACCTTGGATGCATATTGGTATTAAAAATAATGGCGATCTACGTATGTGTTCGCATAGCCAGAGTGCTGGCACAGGTAACACTCTATTACTTAAAGACAACACTGTATTGACAGTATCAGACTTAGCATCACCGCAGGTGCTAAACAATGATACCTTAAGTCAAGTTAGACGTGAGATGATTGAAGGCAAATGGCCAGACCAATGTATGAGATGCCAAGCTGATACTGCATCTGGTAACAAAAGCAGAAATGTATGGGAAGCTGAAAAACACCAATCTGCATTTACTATAGATATGGCACTAGCAGACACTAACGAGGATGGTACTATAAACAATCCTGCTATTAGAAGCTATGACTTGCGTATAGGCAACACATGTAATTTACGGTGCAGTATGTGCTTCCCAGGTGAATCACAAAAATGGTATGACATATATCAAGATGTGACGGGTAATGATTCATTTGAAGTTGACGACAAGATTTATAAATTAGCTAATTCAAAAACAGCATTCTCCTGGTCAACTAATAAGATCAACATAGATAATCTTATCACTAACGCTGCTTACATTACTAGTATCAAATTGGGAGGCGGTGAGCCACTTATAATAAAACATCACAAGTATATACTAGAATCACTTATATCGGCAGGGTATGCTAAGAATATAGAACTAGAATATAGTACCAATGTAACAACATTTCCACCATACTTATTAAACTTATGGCAACACTTTAAACAGATAAAGATTTGTGCAAGTGTTGATGCATTTGGTTTAGCTAATGATGCTATACGGTATCCGTCATCTTGGACTGAGGTTGAAGCTAATCTTCGTATGTTAGATGATACTCCCGATAATTTTTATGTGTTCATATCAAGTACTGTTAGCTTATTGTCTATGGAAAAATATGGCGAATTGTTAGCATGGATCGACAGTCAACAGTTCAAGAAAATAAAACAGACAGCATCACATCTTGTATACTGGCCGCGATGGCTAAGTATTGTTATATTAGACGGTGACGACTTTTCTAAACTAATAGCGCCATCGTTAAACGATACTAAGTATGATGCACGATTATTAGCAAAGATAGAACAATACAATACACTGTATAACAACGTTAAGGTAACAGACGTAAATGATTTACGAACATACCGAAAACAGTTCGTTCGTAGCTGGGATCGACTGCAACATCATCAATCGCAGGATTGGTCAACGATCTTTCCGGTAGCAAATGAAATAGTAACAAAATACAGAGATATAGAATGAAGATATGTATAACGGGTAATACAACGGTGGGCTTATCAGCAGCATTGGCAAAAATCTATCCAACTGCTACGTTTATGAGTCGCACAACTGGATATGACTTAACAAGCCTGGTTGGCCAAACTAAATGTGCTATAACTGTGCTAGAGCATGATGTGTTCATTAACTGTGCCGCATTATGGAAGTTCAATCAAACAACCTTGCTAGATATAGTTTACAAGAACTGTATAGATAGTAATCATAGTCGACACATAATCTCCATTGGAAGTACAACTGATAGAGTTAAGAATGGCAAAGCATGGTTATATAATGCTGAGAAGAAGGCATTGCGTGATTATAGCAATACACTAGCATTGGGCGGCGTATGGGGTGAAGGCCCGAAGATTAGTTATGTGAGTGTCGGAACACTTAGCAATAATCAGACTAAACATCCCGACAGGCTATGTATGGATATAGATGTTGCTGCATCGTATATTAAATGGGTCATTGACCAGCCGCGCCACATAAACATAAATGAAATAAGTATAGATCCTATGCAAGGAATGAATTGGTCTTGACAAGCAACTCTAAATATGACTTCACAAAGATTCCGTTTAACAACATTGTTAAGGTGGGCCAGCGTAGTATGTTGTATAAGGACATATTTACAGTATCATGGTTGATAGGCCGGTATTGTAACTACAATTGTTCTTACTGTTGGCCATATGCCCGCAGTAATACAAAGGACTACCGACCTATTGCGTTAAATCTATTAACAATGGATGAGATTAAACGTCAGAGTCGTGAGCGCAACTTCAACAGTTTTCATTTTAGTTTTAGTGGCGGCGAACCAACTGTATACCCTGACTATCTAACATTACTAGCACACTATTCAGATGATACTGCAAATTGCAACTATCAAAGCGTACATATGACTAGCAATATGTCGCCCGGACTTCGTTGGTTTGAAAAATATATAGATGCAACAAAAGATTTGCATAGGGTTAGTATAACTGCTAGTTGGCACAGAGAACAGGGCATCAAGCAAGGTAATTTACAGCAACATACAGAACGATTTGCAGACAAGTTAGTGTTCCTACAAGAACATGATATTCAGATAACTGTTAACACAGTTATGGTACCAGAATGGTTTGACGTTTTGTATGCCGAAGCAGAATACTTTCAAAGCAGAGGTATCAATGTAACCTTGAAGCCTCAGAGTGATCCTACTGCTAGTAAAGTTGTTGATGGTTATACACCCGACCAGTTGGCTATACTGCATAATGGTATGCCACAGCGTGACTTTACATCTATAAAAAGTAAAGTTACACGTATAAAACCAAGTAGTCCAATGACTAACTTAAATGCCACCACCACAGACGATGCAACTGTGCCGCAGGTTATGCAAGTGGAACTAGAAGATGAAGTTGGCAACAAATTTTATTTAGATCAAGCTGAGCGTATGAACGCATTTAACTTTAACAAGTTCAATGGGTGGCTATGTGAAAGTGGATATAGAAGCATAATCATCAGAGAACCGGACGGTTCGATAAAACGTAGCTATAGCTGCTCGGACAAGCCGTTAGGTTATATTGAAACAGGCTTTAAGTTATTTGATAGTCCTATGCCATGCATATCAGATGCGTGTGTTAGTTCTGCTGATAGTAAAATTCCAAAACGGAAACAGATCACATGACAAACATTTTTAATGAAATAAAATCAGACGTTGACGTTGCCAGAATTAAGGCAGATATAGACGACATATTGAAGCTTACCCCATACCACGGTAATCAAATAGCATTGCAATATAGTCGCGTAGAAAGTTGGGATGCTGGCATCCCAAACGCTGCACATGAAATAGCCGATGAAGAATATGACTATGTTAATTGGCATTCTGCATTAGATGGAACATACCTCAAATCATATATGTCTGCATTACAATTTCCGGTTGCACATGCCAGAATCATGCGGTTACCACCTAAAACCTGTTACACTACACACGTGGACTACTATACCAGATTTCACATACCTGTGGTATCTAAACCATTGCAAACATTCATGATTTTTCCGGATAAAGACGTAATTGTGCGTATGTATCCAGGTAAGATGTATTGGACAAATACACACGAACTGCATAATTTTGTCAATGGTACGTTTGAAGATAGAATCCACATTGTGTTCAACAATGCCAAAGAACCAAAGAACCTGACCAATGACTACCTATATAAGTAATGTAGTTGTATTATAGACATTGTTGGCTATGAAAAATTATACTTAACTGACAATCGTGGAGAAAAATAGTGTCTGTAACTTTACATAAAAAATTAGTAGATATCGAACATGCACCTGCATTTGATCCTACGTGCAATCCACGATGTGATTCGTCGCGGGCAACGCTACCATTGGCACAGAAACTGTTATACGTTCCGCATTATAATGTTGCTAGCAATTTAGACATAGACCCGCATGCTGTTAAAAATGAACTGGCTATTGTTGAGGCAACACCATGGTTAGGCTATAACAATGATGTTAAAGGTGTGCGCGGCGCAGGTGTGAGTACATATTGGTGTGCTAAGTTTCTTCGCAATTTTGTAGACGACAGTAACTTTGGATTTGGTGAAACACTAGACTACATGGAAATATTAGGTAAGAAAGACCTGATAGTAGACGGTCGTGTGCCACCTGAACATTTAGTTAAAACTGATCTGTATTATAAAGTGCCGTACATTGTTAGCCTTATTAAGCAATTTGTAACATGGGATATGTGTGATAGAATATTGATATCAAGAGTAGACAATAATCAACGTATTAACTGGCATAGTCATAATTATTATGAACCTAAATATACACATGCCTACTTGCACATTCCATTGGTAACCTCTGACGCTGCATCTATGCTTGTATATATGGACAAGACGCTACATACACAGCACTATGGGTTTGATGAAGCATGGGTTATCAATACGCAACATAACCATGCTGTCAGTAATACTGGCGGTGATGCTAGGTATCATATTTTAGTATTAGCAAATTTTGAGGATCCTAAGTTTAATGCACTATTTTTGGATTAATAAAGACACAACCGTCAAGGAACATACCGTACATGGTCTTTGTAGATATGCAACTGCTCTTATTAAGAAAGACGATGTTATATTTGTTGCCGGCGGTATAGCAATCAATACCCAAGAGACATCGTGGTATAAAGGTTTACTAATAGATAAAGATATTGTTTTGGATTTGCCGCCAGACAGTCAATACGAAGCATATGTGAATCATAGTTGTGAACCTAATTGTTACATTGATGGACAGATAGTGTTCAGGGCATTGCGTGATATACAGCCGGATGAATTTATAACAATAGACTACGGTACATTTTTCATTACAAAAAAGAATCCTATAGACCCGTGTAATTGTGGTTCTGCATCATGCAGAGGTAAGGTTACCGGTGAAGATTATAAGACATTAAACTTACCTCTTAGTTGGTATGCTAGAAAGAAATTGAATCAATGAAAATAATAACAACAGGCAACCCAACATACGGGTTAGCGTCTGGCATTAATGCTGTTATAGGGGGCCGTTTTTGCAGTAAGTCAACAGGATATGACTTAGCAACAGACGATGGTATGAACAAGTTTGTATATGATGCACAACCGTATGACGTTGTGATAATCAATTGTTATACTGATAAGATGAACAATTATAGTCAAGCCAGACTGCTACATAAGTTATACACAACATGGCAAGAAACAGGTGCTGGTGGGCATGCTATATGCATAGGTAGTATTAGTGACCATATCAATACATTACAACCGTCTATGAAATATATAAGCTATGCTAGTGAGAAACTTGCCCTTAAAAATCTATGTCAGACCATAAATCATAATAGGGTTAGTATGACACAGAACATAAAATGCACATATGTCAGTCTT